TTATTTATTTAATTGATAATAAAGACTAAATATATTTTAAACAAGTTTAAAGATTATAATAAATTTTATAAAACCATAAAATAAATTCTAGCATACCCATCATTTCCCACTCCCGTAGGACTAGTATTTGGGTCGTGAGCACCATTTGTACCATTACCACCATTTCCATAAGTAGTAATGGTCGAATATGGCCTAAAATATGTTTGAAAATTATTAGCCCTAATAAATTCTGAATATCCGCTTAATCCACCATTCATCCCGCTAGAAGATAAAGCACTCTTTATATTTCCAACCGCACCAGCTGAAGCAGTTGCTTGTGAAGACGGATGACCTCCATCTCCACCTACTCCGTGGTTTCCTTTATAAATAATACCATTGTAAGTAATTGTAGTATCTTCTCCAGAATTACCATGCGCACCATTATTACTACCTCCACTTCCACTCACTGAAGCTCCTCCTTTTCCAACAACTAATTCAGCAGTAGAATCCGGAGTAACAGAAACTACTTCATACTGATATCCACCACCACCTCCTCCAGCTCCATCTGTTCCTGAATAACCTTCTTTATCTCCACCTCCAGAGCCGCCTGAACCGCCAGCTCCAACTAAGAAACATCGAATTGCTCTACAAAATTTGGGTATTGTTATTGTATATGAACCAACAAAATAATCTTTATAAAAAGCTTGAATCCCTGATGAAAAATTTGTATTAGTATTATTATAATAACTTATATTACCTTGTTGTGTTGTGTTGTGCTACCATTAACAGCATTGTATGTTTTAGCAATAGAATTAGTTTTAAAAAAGCTAACAGTTTTAGTATAATTAAAATCTGCTGAATTATTAGCAAAAATTTCATTTAAGTCAGTATTTAAATACTTAAATTTAGACATTTATATTATATTAAAATATTATAATGTTTAAGCAAGTTTAAAGATTATAATACTTTTCTTATTTTTTATAAAATGGATATTAAAATTAAAATGGATAATTATTTAGAAAATAATAATATAAAAATAGATAACATAAAATTTCAAAAAATGTTATTTCTTTTTAATGCTATTGAAGAAGGTTGGTCTATTAAAAAGAAAAATAATTCATATGTATTCTCAAAAAATCATGAAGGTAAAAAAGAAGTATTTGATGATAATTACTTGAATCAATTTATGAAGACAAGTTTTGATATGAAAACTATTATTTCTTAGATGATAAAATGGTGATATTCATTATTTTTACAAATAAATATATTTTGAATTTTTTGTTCATTATTAATCTTTAAAATACTTAGATTTAATTCTTCAATCCAATCAAACTTATCTTTTAAAATATCAATTTGTAATAAACGAATAACAGAAAACCCGTTTTCATTAGCACAATTTATTTTATATTTATCTGTTTCTTTTTGAATTTCTGATGAAGTCCAGTTTGCGACTTGTACAAAATGTTGTGGTCCATCTATTTCAATAATAATTTTTAATTCTTCAATAACAAAATCAAATGGTAAATAATTTTTATTTTTACACCATTTAACTTTATATTGTTTTTTAAGTGTAGGATAAAATTCTTGTATTTTTTTTAAGAATAAGAATTCTGTTTTATTAATACAACTTGGACACCCACATTTTTGATTTGTATGTACATCTGGTTTTTGTGTAAATTCACCATGTATTTTACAAATAATAATTATAGGAATTCTATTATTAATATATAGAACTTTTGAATAATCATATTTATTTTTATGTATTTGTTTTGCTTTTTCAATAAATTCTAACGTATCAAATTTAACATTATTAGAACATTTTGGACAACCACATTTTCTATTTAGGTGAAAATCAGGTTGTTGTGTAAATTCTCCGTGTATTTTACATATTATAATTATTTTTGTATCAGCATTTATGTAATTAGCTTTAGAATAATCGTAAATATCATCGTGTATTTCTTTAGCTTTCTGAATAAATCCTAATGTATCTAGTTTAAAATTTTTAGCGCATTTTTGACAATTATGGTTTTTTAAATGATTAGATGGATTTTGTTCAAATTCTCCATGAATTTTACATATTATATTAATTTTTGTTTTAGTATTAATATAATTCACTTTAGAATAATCATATTTATCTCCATGAATTTTATTTGCTTTAGAAATAAATATATTTGTTTTATTATTTTGTGGTAGCATTAATATATTATAATATAATAACTATAACTCTTTTTAGATAACAAATAATAGATATTATATAAACAAATCAATTTATTTTTATTAATTAATTAAATGAATTAAATTAAAATTTGAAAAATTTTTTTCTTTAGCAACTATATAAAATGGGAGGTGGATTAATGCAACTAGTTGCCTTGAGCTTTAGGGCGCAACAGTCAGGTGCCATAATGGTTTCACATATACCATTATGGGAAAACACTGTAAAATGTGACTATCATATAAATAGTTATTAGTATCCCATCTAATAATATTTAACACTATATGATAGATATAACTGGCTAGTAAATAGTTATAAATAAATGTAATAAATATTAACTATTTGCGACATTCTCAAATTGCGGGAAACCCCTTAGAGTCTTAGTTACCAAATTATATTGGATGGAAAACAATGTAATGGCTCCGAATAATACTCGGTAGAAAAAAAGGTATGGTAAAAATACTAAGAATTGGGCAATCCGCAGCGAAGCACCCGCCAACTAAATTTATATAAATATATAAGTTGGGTGAACGTTCAGAGACTAAACGGGAATGGGGTGTAATAACCTTAAGATATAGTCCGGCCTTTAGGGAAACCTTTAGGAACAACCGATGGCGCACAGGATGTTTACCTTAAAAACATGTAGGGTAGAAAAACAACAGGGAATATCAAAAAAATAAGATATTCATAAAGCCTTTTGTGGATGCTTTTCTTTATAGAAAGTACCACTGTTGTTAATCAGGGAAATTAAATATATTAGTTAATGATTTAATTTGAAAATCCCTGGTGAGAAAATCAAACTGCTTGAAACCCCTAAAACTTATTCTACTAAGCAATTTTTGTGAGAAAATTGTGGCCAAGACAAAGACCTTGGGTATAGTAAAAATGAATAAGATGAAATTATCTACTTTTTAAAAAGTGGAGCAAAATTTAATTCACTATTTATAAAAAGTGGAGCAAAATTTGGTTCAACCTTTTAAAAGGTTGATTAATTGAAATGGGCAATGAGCATCCAAGCTTCTTTAAATAAAAGTATTATTTAAAACAATCTAAATACAAAATAAAAATACAATGTATAAATAAATGTCTTGCGAAATTACTGATATAATATGTGATAAATGTGAATTAAATTTCCCAATTAATAATTACAGAAAATACAGTGAAAATAAATTCGGAAAAACATGTAAAAAATGTTTAAATGAATTAGATAAAACAAGAAAGAAAAATCTTAGACAAAAAAGGTCAGAAACTATTTTTGTAAAATGTGAAAAATGTCAAGAAGAAAAGGCATTAAAAAATTTTGCGAAACTAAAAAAGTTTTATAAAAAAAAGATTTGTGTTTCTTGTTATCCTAAATTTTTATCAGAGCAAAAAACTGAATGGTGTAAAAACGAACATAATACAAATATGAATTATAGAATAAAAAAATCGTTAGCTGCACGTTTAAGAAATGTTCTTGTTAAAAATGATTCAACTATGAATTATATTGGATGTAATATTCAATATTTAAGAGAGTGGTTTGAATATAATTTCACTAGTGAAATGAATTGGGATAATTATGCATCATATTGGTCTATTGACCATATTATACCTACTTGTAAATTTGATTTAACAAATGAAAATGAAAAATTTAAATGCTGTAATTGGTCTAATTTAATGCCTGTTACCATTAATTATAATTCATCAAAAAAAGAAATAGATATAAATCAAATTAATTATATTGTAAATAAATTAGAAAAATTTAAAGAAGAAGGTTCAACGACTAAATGGTTTTCGACTGAATTTATATTAAATATAGAACTAGCTGAAATGAAAGCAAATATAAATTCTTTTTAAGATATAGTCTAATCCTTATTGAAAGATAAGGTAGAGGAAATGTACAGGTAATCCTCAAATTACTTTTTGGAAAGTTACTTACAGACGTTACACAAACTTTGCTATTGAATCAATTGAGCAAACTTTCAACGGTCAAGCCGATTTCGGTCGTCGTGTCCAATGTACTATCAGCCGAAACGGTGATTTGGCTTACCGAACATATCTCCAAGTTACACTTCCCGAGATTAACCAACTTATGGGTCTTGGAAACTACACTACCGGACAAAACGCTGGTGTGTATGCCCGTTGGTTAGATTACCCCGGTGAGCAACTTATTGCTCAAGTTGAGGTTGAGATTGGTGGTCAAAGAATCGACCGTCAATATGGTGACTGGATGCACATCTGGAACCAACTTACCATGACCACTGAACAACAACGTGGATACTTCAAGATGATTGGTAACACCACTCAACTTACATTTATCACAGACCCCTCTTTCTCTGATGTTGATGGTCCTTGCGATTCTTTGGCTCCTCGTCAAGTTTGCGCTCCCCGTAATGCTCTTCCTGAGACCACCCTTTACGTGCCCCTTCAATTCTGGTTCTGCACCAACCCTGGTCTTGCTTTGCCTTTGATTGCTCTTCAATACCACGAGGTCAAGATTAATCTTGATATCAGACCTATTGATGAGTGCTTGTGGGCTGTTACCACTTTGAACTGCAACACAAACCCCTACACTGCTGAACCTGGTCAATATTCTGTTGGACGCCCTGTTCCTGCTACCATTGCTTACAATCAATCTTTGGTTGCTGCCTCTTTGTACGTTGACTATGTGTTCTTGGACACTGATGAGCGCAGACGCATGGCCCAAAATCCTCACGAGTATTTGATTACCCAACTTCAATTCACTGGTGACGAGTCTGTTGGTTCTTCTTCCAATAAGATTAAGTTGAACTTCAATCACCCCGTGAAGGAGCTCATCTGGGTTGTTCAACCCGACCAAAACGTGGATTATTGCTCTTCTTTGACTTGTGATGCCCTTTTGTTCAAGGTGCTTGGTGCTCAACCCTTCAACTACACTGATGCTATTGATGCTCTTCCTAACGCTGTCCATGCTTTTGGAGGCCCTGCCGCTATTGCTGCTGATAGCCGTGCCTTCATTGATGCTCGTGGTCTTTTCCAAGACGCTGGCGCTTTGGACTACATGCCTGGTGAAGCCCCTGGTTTTACTGGATACTGGCACGGACCTTCCAATCCTTATAATGAGATTAATCTTGGTGGTCCCGAAGTTCCATTACCCACCACTAGTGACCTTTACACTGCTGGTTCTCATTTGGATAACTCTGGTGTGTCTGATGCTGGCACATTCGTTCTTGCTGAGACCTCTTTGGACATGCATTGCTGGGGCCAAAACCCCGTTGTTACTGCTAAGCTCCAATTGAACGGCCAAGACCGATTCTCTGAGCGTGAAGGTTCTTATTTCTCTTGGGTTCAACCTTACCAAGCTCACACCAGATGCCCTGATGAGGGTATTAACGTGTATAGCTTTGCTTTGAGACCCGAGGAGCACCAACCCAGCGGCACGTGCAACTTCTCCAGAATTGATAACGCCACACTCCAATTGGTGCTCTCCAACGCTACCGTTGAGGGAACCAAGACTGCTAAGGTCCGTGTATACGCTACCAATTATAAAGTGTTAAGAATAATGTCGGGGATGGGGGGGTTAGCATATAGTAATTGAGCGGATTGGGAGTATTTTA